AAAGACTTTAGAAATATCATTTATATTTTGAATAGTACTGGTAATAGAAATGTTTTCATCTTGAAATAATTCAAGTCTTTTAGCCAATCCATCATCACCATAAACAAAAATGCTTACATTAATCATATTACATTGTTTAATAAGTTATAGGCATATTCAAAATCCATTGTATAATTTATATTCTTGTCTTGAATAGTTGTCTTTAAATCTGTTTGTGTAGTTTTTAAAGTTACAGGCTTGTTATCTAATAATACAACTTCACTTAACATTAAATCTTGAATTAAATCTGAATAATTCTGTGGCACAAAACCTGTGTTTAAAGTTACCGTTTGCCTTGCATTGTAATTAAATGCTTTTGTTTGTCCTTTATAGACATTGTAATTAAAATTACTTGGTAGCAAATTATACATTGTACTTGATACCATTAATTGATTAGTTTGTGCTTTAAAGAATGTTAAAAACTGCCATCCACCAAATCGATTAATAAATGAACATTGAACTGGAGTATATTTGTTTTCGCAAATAGGAGTGACATTAAATACAGATGAATATGTTAGTGTTCCACCTACAAAATACTTTAAAGTAGTAATTGTGCCATTATTATAGTTTGCACTTGATGTAGTTAAAGGTACTTTATACATATATTTGCCTGCACTTACTCCCGTTCCAAAAACAGAGGTAGTAATTACATTGTTATTATTAGTGTCCTTGTATTCAACATCTAATTTATCTCCTAAAGAGTTGTTAATTAATACATTTACATAAGGAATACTACCTAAATTGTATTGTATTTCTTTATTATTATCACCTAATAGACAATAATTATTTAATGGATTTGTCTGATTATAACCACCAATATAATTAATATAGCCATCAACACCAGCATATGTAGTGGTATCGACTAAAGTGTATGAACCTGCTGATGTTTCTTTGTATCGTTTTATGGAAACATTACACCATTGATTGTCTGTACCATTACTTGACACAATATTATCTATGTATTCCCTTATATAAGGTGATATATTATAAACTGTGGACCTTTGAGAATTAGATGCAACCTTTTTAGAAAGAGTATATGTAGCAGTTGCAGGTATTGAGTTAGGATTATTCCAAAAAAATAATTCTATCTTACTTCCTACTTGTGCAGCTTCATTTATCTCTATAAGGTATGGAGATCGTGCGTATATTATCATTTTATTTTCTTTAATTCGTAATCTACAATATAATCAATATCCATAGCAAAAGCCTGACCTATCTCGCCATCAATATATTTTTTCTTACCAGCTTCAAATGGTTTGGTAAAAAATAAACTTGGTCTTAACCCTGTTTGATAAATACTTCTTGTAATAATAAAAGCAGTTGATTGATATGAAATAAATCTACCACTTTTTTTATCTCGAAATTGTATTCCTTTTTGTTTTACCCATTTTTCTATTCCATGTGTTAATCCACCCTTTGGACCAGACTTTGAACCAAATTTAAACCTACTATTTGGTGCTTTGGCTGAACTACTTTTTCCTTTTACCCCTTGATCTTGGTACATACCATAATCAGCCATACTAAAGCCAACTATTGAATAATCCTTTTCGCTTACTATCTCTCCTTTAATACTATTGTATAACTCCTTTGTGTTATTCTTTTTACTCTTGGATAGGTTTGATCTTGTCTGCTGAATTACATAGTCCCTAAATCTTTTTATTAAAGCCTGTGTGTTCTTTAATTCCATTAACAAATAGTCATATCATTAGGTACAATAATATCAAAAGTTAAGGTCCATCCTGCCACCTTATTTTCAAATCTGTCTGTAAATGGTTCACATAAAGGATCTCCATCTATCTGAATTAAATTGCTAAATAAATCACCACGTTTTAAACTACTAACTAATCTTTGAGCAATAGTTATTTGATCATTTAATATGTCAAGCATATTAGTATTATTATCAAATAAATTAACCGGTAAATCTTTACTTATTTCTACGATGTCCATAAATAATATAGAAATATTATAGTTTGTAACAAATTCCTTTGGACTAGCATTGTTTACAATGATATGAGCCAATGGATAAATAGTTTGTTTAACTAAATCAACTTCGAAGATGTCACCAGTACTAACTGAATTTACAAATCCAGTTTCTTTGATATAATCTCTTAACTTATGTATAACGTAATAAAATCCGTTCATTATCTATTTTTATTTATCATTTTCATTTCTAATTCATTCTTTTGCTTCTCAAAACTTAAAAACATTAAGCATTGATTAATGGAAAGTTTGGTAATTTCATCAAATCGTCTAACATCTCCCTGTGATAAGGCATAGATTGAAGAATACCAACCCCATCTTTTTCCAAATTGTGCTTGTTCGCTGAACTCATTTGTTTGCTCTCCTCCAAAAAGGCTATCGTATTTTTCAATAATTCTCGTCCTAAAGTCCAAAAAAAAACCTTACTGCTCAATACTACATCCATTGGAGCATCTAACATTAATTCAGAATACTTATCACTCCCTTCATAGTCCTCAATCAAGTATTTATTACCTAATTTTTGTTTAATTGGTCTATAAAGAATGGCCATACTTTTATGAGAATCCTCCCAGTCAACAATATAACCATCCAAGTCCATGTACTCACCACTTGACATATCGTTTAGGTTAGGAATAAATCCAAACTCTGTACCATTTAAAGTAAACTTTGTCACTAACTCTGGAATCTTTTTAAACAATTCAGCAATCTGATTTACTGCATAATTTAAATCTTGCTGCTTCATCTTGGCCACCACAAATAAATCAACATTGCAAAATATCTGAACCATTTTCTGGTTTAGAAATGTACCTTCCTCATTCTCGCTTGCTATCTTAACAAACTTCTGATATTGGCTTAATTTAATCTCACTTAAACTTGTTGGGATTGAAATTTTTACTTTCATAATGTATAAACGTAAATTGTTTGTTTTTGTCTTAATAAATATGGTAGTTCCCTTGATTTGGATTATCTAAATGGTAAATGATGTTATATCTAATCGCATCAATTATATGATTCCAAGCATCAAGATATAGTTTTGATGCCTTATTTAAATAAACATAGTTGTTAAATTCTTTGGCAATATTTTGCGATTGTGGATCAACTATAATTTGATAATCTTGCATCCTTACTATTCCCGATTCAATAGTCCCTTTCTTTACCGGTTGAATATTAATTCCTTGATAACGTAAATCATCTATTAATCTTGGCTCTGCACTATCAGCAATTATTAAACCATTGTTGCATTTCTCTTTTATTAATGATGCAAGGATATGTGTTTTTAATCCTCTTTCATAAATCACCTCCTTGACATAAATAATCTTTCTTGCTTTGTCTATTGCAACTTCAGCCAAAGCATCTGGATCTATTGAGAATCCAAAGTCCATACCATAAGATGTTTGTAATTGATTGGGATTAAACTCACCAAACTTCCAATTGGTAAACACAACTCCTTCAGCCTTATCAAGCCATCCTCCTAAAATTGTATGCTGATATTTTTTAGGATTGTTTTCTTGTAGGCTTTCAATTTGTGATATAAATGAATCCGAAAGATATTTCTGATTGTCCTTGTAAGTTGTATGAATGTAAGTTGTATCCTTTTTTATTAATGAAGATCCAGCATCCACTCCTTTATTTTCAAAGAATCTTTTATAAATAAAATGCTCTTTGGTTACAGGGTTTAAAATCAATATTACTCTATTCTGTTTTGTGTTATGCCTAACCGACAAATCAATCTTGTCAAATACATCTTCATCAACTAATTCTTCTGCTTCATCAAGTACAAATGTAGTAACTCCAGCCAATGACTTTAGGTTAGCCGTTTGCGTTCCACTTGATGTTTTTATACCCTTAAATATAATTCTCGAATTAGTTTGAGTATTTATAATTTCATCCTTCGTGATATAGAAATGGTCCTGCAATCCTGCCGTTTCTATCTTGTCAGTAAACTCTGGAATGATTGACACATGAGCCGATGTAAGTGTGTACCTTGTAAATAGTATAACATGACCTACTTCGTATGTTAAAAGCAAAAGGAATGAGTTTAAAGCATATGATTTACCCGAACCACGACCACCAGTAATTACATAGTATCTTGAATCGGAATAAAATAACGGCTTATATTTATCATTTAATTTTATCACTCAAATTTGACAATGTCTTTGATGTCGAAATCATTAATCGTGTGCGTATTGTTTTGATCTATAACTTGCTTTGGCATACCATACCTATATTGTAACCAAGTCTTAATGGCATTAGTATCACCTTCATCAACTCGTTCTGCTAACTTAATCCATACTGCTTCAGGGACCTTAACTAAATCCATAGTTTCAATCAATGAAATTACTTCATCTTTTTTTAATCTTCCCGAATTTGGTCTTGCTCCTCCTCTTTGTTTTTTTATCTCATCCATATGAAAAAAATTGAAATCCAAATTAAAATTTAATTCCTACTGCATTTGTATTTTTATCAATCAAATCAATTTCTTGCTGATTGTTATCATAATGAATATCAATCCCTAATCTTTTAATAGTTTCCCACTTCATTTTACCATTAGTAAAATACACCTTTGATTTTTGGATCCCTAATTCATCTGCAACTTTATAAACTTCTGCTGATGCTGATTCTTGCCTTCTTGTAATGATATAAACATCCTTTCCTTGAGTTATTAATCTCTTGGCTAATGTTTGCCCTCTCTTTGTCGATAACGTATCATCAAAG